TGTACCCAATTAGTACTCATTATCATTATCCTCTGGTTTTATTTTTTTCTTTTTACGCAGTGTCCAACTGCCGTTCTTATTTTCTTTCCAAGAAATAGTATCGCCAGGTTGCCAATCCAAAGCTTCCATTAATTCATCAGGAAACTCGAGCATAAGCTCGCCATTTTCATCTGCTTCAATTTCTATACTAAACATTATACCACATTCTCCTTGATAGGTAAACTCTTAATTCCTAATGCCCAGTTCTCAGCAGCATCTTCTACATATCGCAGTGACTTGTCAGGAAACTCTTCTAAGAAAAACTGCTTGTTGTTCTCATCATAGTACTTAATATACGCCATTTCATCTTTAAAACTAAAATGGATTTCACAGTAACCTTTTTCATCATCGCTATAATATGTAGACAGATGCTTACCCATATTAGTTCTCCTCTACGAATTCTGAGATTTCTGGATAGATTTTGGCAATGGCTTCTGCCACTGCTCGAGCCAGTTCCATATGTTCCTGTTGTGTGCCGTTTGCTGAACGAAGTTCGATGTAATGAATCCAGCTTCGAATAGTCCCATTGACGTATAGTCTTGAGACAGTGTTGCCTTCAGGGAGAATCGCTCGTGCTTGTTCTTTGGCAATTCCGCGGTCAATGGCTTCACCATAAATTCTTTTGACGTGTTCCAAGATAAACTTTTGTTGTGCATCCCACCATGCCTCCAGTTCTGAATCTTCTGTTTCAATACTATTCTGACGATTCTTTGTGTCCTGCAATCGCGCTTGACGGATTACAAAATTATTATCACTAAGATCACGCACATCAGCATAGCGCTGACTAAACTCTTGAAAACTAAATGAGCGGTGCCGGAGTAGTTGGCGCGCAATATCTCGGGTGGTTTCGATTTCGATACAGGCTGATCCCATTTCGAATGGTGACCAGTGCTTGTGTTTGATGAGGTATCCGAGAAGTTTTGAAGTCGTCGTTGTGTTGTTTTGGTTCGACGGGTTGGAGACACGGGCGCAATACGCGATGAGATCTTGGATATTGTCTAATCCTCCTACTGAAAGTTCACCGGTATGAATCCGGTTTGTTGGTTGACTATAAGAAATAAGTCGTGCTTTTTGAGTCATTGCATGTATCCATCGTTTACTTTAAATGTTTTTACCTGATCTGAATTATCTACTATCGCCTGAATCATACTGCTGTAGTCATTCTCTGACAACATGGTCTTCCACATAGAAAGAGAGATGGTATTCAGTATCGCAGCGACAGCTAATGGCTCATGCTCAAAGAGCAAGTCATCAGTGAACTCCAAAATTTTTGCATATAGGTCTTCAACGTTATCTGTCATAATTTATTCCACTTTAAAATCTTTAAATCTTTCGTTCATAGCTGACTTATCAAAGGCCGGAGTATCATCAACTAATCCATCAGAACCACTCTCTGAGTCCTCTAGCCTCATCTTGGAGCGATCTACTTTCAATGTAAACCGTTTATATTGAGTCGGATCGTTATAACGATTCTTTAACTGTTTAACAAGTATCTGGCCAAGAGATGCTAGCTCTTCGTTTGATATAAGAGCAAACATTAAGTCAGCAGTAGCTGGTAGACCAAACGATTCAGATGTATCTTCGAGTCCAATATCAGAACTTGAGTATCCAGCTCTTGTCGTCTGTGTAGCAGATACGATAGGTACATCGAACTCTACAGCCAGACCTCGTATCTCTTCGGCGATTGCCTTGATATAAGAGTACGAGTTAATTGCGCCGCCCATACCTTTCATGCGTGATGATGCACAAATATTGAGATAGTCAATAAAAATAATATCAGGCATGAAGTTCTTCTTTAACTTCAATTCATTTAACAAAGCACGGAAGTGAGATGTATTTGCTTGACCAGTAGGATACTCCTTAATGATAAGCTTACCGTTAGTACGAGAAGCAATAGTGGAAACCTTATTGGTCAGCATTTCTTTTGAGAGGTGTTCTAGCTGATCAATCGGTACGTCTAATAGGTTAGCGTCGATACGTTCAGCGATTCTTTCCTCACTCATTTCCATAGTTATGTATAAGACATTTTTACCCTGAGTTAGAGCAGCAGCACCAACATGGCACATGAAGAGAGACTTACCTACACCGGTACCAGCCAAGGCAATGTTAAGAGTCTTGTTTGGAAGACCACCCTTTGTAATCTTATTGAAGTACTCAAGGTCAAACGGAATACGTTCTTCCTGCTCATGATAGAAATCATAACGTTCAGATACGTTCTCAATGTAGTCGTGACCAATGTTAGTATCAAATGAAACTGCCAGAGCTTTTGATAGAATATCTGGCAAAGCATTCTTTGTTAATGTCTGGTGTTTACCATCAATAATCGTAATGGATTGCATGATAGCATTATAGACAGCACGGTCTTGGCACCACTTCTCTGTCGTATCGACTAACCACTTATCATCAATCTTTTCGGTACTAAAGATGCTTGGAATAATTTCCACAGCGTGTCGATACTGTTCATCATTAAATTTATCCGACTGATCCAACTCGATCTTAAATGATTCCTGAGTTGGTAGTTTATTGTACTTAGCGACATACTTAGCAATTTCCTTAAAGAGCTGCTGGTACACGCCTTCAAAATAATCTGGTTGGACAAATGGCAATACCTTGCGCGTATACTTCTCGTTGGTAAGAAGATTGCGCAAGATAGTTTGTTCAATGTTTATGTTCACTTTTTATCCTTGGTAAGTTCATTAATACGCTTATATGCATTCTGCAGTTGTTCCTGCAGGTCTCTTACATTCTTCTTTAGGATCTCAACTTCTGTCATAGTTTACCTTCTTCACGTAGCTTGGCACGGATCTTGGTAGCAGAAATATTATGAATGTCTTCGCCAAGATCATGCTGTGTAAATGTATAACCAACACCTCGACCATAGCTGATGTCAACAATGTTTGGTACTCTCATTATAACATAGTCTTCATCTAAAGTAAACCCCTCATCACCTAAAGCTTGCACAATATTATCCATGACAGTAACAATGTCAAACGGGTTGTCGTCTTGGTTAGCAGTACGTCCACCACCAGCATCTTCACCGACGATTCCACCAACGTCACGAACCATGATGACTACCTGTCCAGTTTCCATCAAGGCTTTCTTAAAGAGCGCAGTATGTCCAGGATGCCAGGGTTGCCATCTGCCCAACATTTCTGTAGTAGGTTTTTTCCAATCAAATGCCATTGTATGTCTCTTTCATTCTTTTCGCCATATTCGCGATTTGATCGTCTGACATAAACTCTTCGATAAGATAGTCAAAGTCAGTGGGCTCTTCAAACATTTTATTTGTGTCTTGGAATCGACCAGCTGCGATGGTGTCCATCCATATTGTAATGTCTGCTTCAAAAATAAAACGAGTCATTTCGATAGGACAGACAAAGTCACATATTACAGTACGTCCACAACCTTTTTCATAGTCTGCAATGTTACGCATCCTACGAGCCTGACGGATCCGAGCTTCCTCGCTAAACTCCCAGTCATTTGCCATTTCGCGAACTTTATCGGCATTGAACCAAGCACAGTCTAGGTGCTTCTGTAATCGTTCGGCTAGCCAGGTTTTACCAGATCCTGGCAAACCCATTATAAGTATCTTCATTTTGTTTCCGTTTCATCTAGTGTTGACATGAGTATACTATGTAGGATATGACTAGCAACCTTATCGAGTCCTGGATCACCAGCCTTTATTCCTTCAACGGGTGTATACTCCAATGTGTAATCAAACGAGAGCATCATAGATTCTTCTTTAATTGAAAGGCTGGTGAAACCAATAACACAGCTCGAATAATCACCTTCCAAGATTTCAATATGCCAAAAGTCATCGTCTCTTGGAATAAGCTTGAAGTCTCTATTCTCTTGCCACTCTTCAGTTATTTTCGTTTTCACCATAAACCAATGTCCCGTTAGCTAAATTTGTTTTAATTAAATCTTCAAGGATAACACCTGCATAATCCTCAAATTCTGGATCCTTTGCGCTTAAGTCTTTAATAGGTGTTTCACGAATGGATAGTTTGAAAGCTAACTTGTTATTGATACCATCGAACTTGACGTTACCAAAAACAACTGTAGTACCTTTGTACTTACCTTCACGTAGCTCGATCTCCCAAGCCTGCTCATTATCTACG